TGACTACTTAGGGACTTTTGAATTTCACATGCAAGATAATTTAAAAGATATGCATTACCAAATAAAAGAAGATTTATTTCAAGAGCTTAGTAACCTTGTAGATAATATCAAGGTATTATGTAAAGAAGATAACAAGCTTTTTAATGAAGACTTATTTCAAAATGAAATAGGAAATGTATTACAGAAAAGAAAAAAGGAATATAAGGAGGAGCAACAAAAGGAATACGATGAGGAGATGAGCGACCACCCTTAAAAAATAAAAACAGGTTTAAACCTTTTACAAAGCCCCTTGTTAATCCTTGGGGCTTTTTTTATTTCCTTAATTGAAACCTAATAAGTACAAAATCTTATGCCCCCTTTGTTCCCACTGGGATGAAACCACTAGAGAAAATCCCTAGGGTGTAGAATAAAGATAACCTTTTGGTAGGCCATGCAGGTGGCAGGTGGGGGTGTACCTTCCTATATATACCCCTACGAGCTAAAAATACTGAAAATCAATTGAAACCACCTTAGCCATACCAAGAGGGACATCGTTAATAATATGACTGAAGTATTATTCCTAAGTATGGTACTATAATCTAGAGTGGAAAGGAATAAACTCTCTAAATTATTTCCATATATATATAGGGCCCCCCTTGGTAGGTATTTATATTATACATGCGGAGGGCATTATTGTCAAGTTAATTATTTTTTTTCTTGACAGATTGCTCCTTGACGCTATAATTAGTAGGTATAGACTTGTTTAAGCACAGGTCACACACATCAATGTTATAAACAAGAGGACTTAGACAACAAGTCTATGCGTAAATTCAAAAAAGTACCGAAAACAAAAGCAGGAGTACCTGTTAAATATGTAGTAGGGTCAAAAAACCCTAGTGCTACAGAGCGTGAGATTAAATCTACAGCTAAAAAATACAGAGAGGGTAAGCTAACTGTAGCTGAGATGAATAAAATAGCTAAGACCAGGAGTAAGAGTGGCACAAAAAGCTACAAAAAAAAGTACAAAGCCTAAAGGGATAGCGTTCTATTCTAAAAAGTATGGGATTTCCTCAGATAAACTAAGGAAAGTCTATAAAAGAGGAATGGGTGCGTACTATTCTAGTGGTTCCAGAGCGGGTGTTAGTCCGCAACAGTGGGCAATGGGCAGAGTTCGTAGTTTTGCTACAGGTAAAGGTGGTGCTAGAAAGGCAGATGCTGATTTACTCAAGGGTGGTAAGAAGAAATCATGAAAAAAGGTTTATATGCTAACATTCATGCTAAGAGAAAGCGTGGAGGTAAGATGAAAAAGAAAGGAGCAAAGGGTGCTCCCACTGAGGAACAATTCAAAAGAGCTAAACAAACTGTAAGAAGAGGTAAGTAATGGCTGTACAACCAACAATAAAAAAGACCAAAGATAAAAAGAAACCACAAGCAGGAGCGTTAACCCAAACAAAGACCGCTTCAATGAAAAAGCCTACCCTAGCGGCAGGTAAAGCTACGGGTATGGGCAAATCAAAGAAAGCTATGACCAAGAAAGCAAAACCTCTTATGGGAACCCAGAAAAGATTAGACGTAAATAAGAACAATAGAATAGATGCAACCGATTTTGCTATGCTCAGAAATAAAAATAAAAGAACAAAGAAAAGAGTGGGCATGGCCAAACCTATGAGAAGAGTATAAACCAAAGGAGAAGACTATGTACGGAAGTATGATGAAAAAATCTGGTATGAAGAAGAAATCACCAAAGGCAAAGAAACAAGCGGCTACAGCTATGTCAATGAAAAAGGCAGGTAAGAAGCCAAAGAAAATGTCGTACGGCAAATAGGATTGTTATGGCAGTAAATAAAAAACACTATACAAAAGACGGAAAAGAATTTAAAGGAGCTACGCACAAAATGGCTAATGGCGTACTGCACACTGGTAAGAACCACACAAAGAGTAGTAAAGTTCTAGTTCATTTTAAAGACTTATCGAAAAAGGCTCAAAAAGTAGCTAAAGCTACAGTGTAGTGGGTTATTCCAAAGAACACAAAAATCCTAGTGGGGGTTTAAATAAAAAGGGCAGAGACTTCTTTAAAAGAACAGAAGGCTCAAACCTAAAGCCTCCAGTTAAGTCTGGAGTCAATCCACGAAGAATTTCGTTTGCCGCAAGATTTGCGGGTATGAAAGGGCCAATGAAAGATGAGAAGGGAAGGCCAACTCGTAAGGCACTGGCACTGAAGAAATGGGGATTTGGCTCAGTTGAAGCGGCCCGTAACTTCGCTAAGAGACATAAGAAAAAGACTTAAATAATAGGAGAGGATATGGTAACTTGTAATTTGTGTGGACACACATGTCATTGTAGTAAAGATGGAATGTGTATGGAAAAAAATAAATGTGAGTGCATATCTTGTGAACATGAAAAAGAAAAAAACTAAAGTTAAGAAACCTAAGAAGATAAAAGCAAAAGAAAAGAAAGTAGACCACTACGGATTGGGCGAAGCATTTATGAAGATGTCTGATTTTTTATTTGGAAAAGGATGGAATACAAATAAGTAATGCCACTGTACGAATACTATAATAAAAAAACAAAAGAAGTATTCACAGAATATTTATCTATTAAAGATAGAAAAAAACCTTTAAAGGATAAGAATGTAGAGTTACTTATTACTGCACCACGATTATCTATGATAGATAGAAATGAACATGGTGCTAGAGACCAGATGTTGCAGACAGCAAGACAGGGTATGAAACAAAGACAAATAGAAGACTCAGTGGGAATAAGAAAAACTCCAGAGTGGTTACAAGAAAGAACAGAAAAAAAATTACAGAAAATAAGAAATGTTAGTTCCTAAAAAACAAAACGATGTATTAACAGAACAGCAAGAAAAATTTCTCAATGCTCTATTTGGCGAAGCCAAAGGCAGTCCAAAGATGGCAGGAGAGATTGCAGGATATGCTCCTCAATCGTATCCTAAAGTATTGAAAAGTTTAAAAGAAGAAATTATTGAAAGGGCTGAACATCAGTTAGCTGTACACAGTCCAAAAGCAACAATGGGTTTGATAGATGCTCTTGATGAAGATGGAAAAACTCCAGGAGCAAATATTCGTATAGAAGCGGCTAAACAAATTCTAGACAGAGTAGGTTTAGCTAAAAGAGAAAAACTAGATATAAATGCAAAGGTAGCACATGGAATCTTTATTCTCCCGCCCAAAGAGAAAACTTCGGAGTAGGACAATACCTTTTGGATACAAAGTATCTGAGGAAGAAGACAAAACACTAGAAGCTGTTCCAGAAGAGTTAGATGCTCTAAAAGAAGCAGAACAGTATTTAGAAAATTGTTCCTATCAAGAAGTAGCTACTTGGGTTACAAACAAAACAGGAAGACCAATAACAGGAATGGGATTGCGTAAGGTATTAAAACGAGGATGGTAGAACCACCAAAGCCAAAAAAGGTAGGGCGTAAAAGAGTTAAAAAATCTCCAACCCTTTCTGAGTCTGAAAAGAAAGCTAGACAATCAGCTTTACATCTTCTCCGAGCAGAAAAAGAAAAATTAGAAGATGCTAAACAGAAAGTTAATTTAGCAGAAAAAAGACTAGAAAACAAAAAAGAAAAGTTAAAAGAACTAGATAGTGTACTAGAAGGTGAGAAGACTGTTATAGATGAACAGCAAATAGAAGAAGCAACACCTTCAATACAAGAAGCTATTAGGGATAGAGAAGTAATCTTTGAACCTAATGGCGGGCCACAAACAGAATTTCTTGCATCATCAGAAAGAGAAGTCTTTTATGGGGGAGCAAGAGGTGGTGGAAAATCTTATGCCATGTTAGTAGACCCTCTACGATACTGTCATAAAAGTGCCCACCGAGCATTGTTAATAAGACGAACAATGCCAGAGTTAAGAGATTTAATCAATCATTCTCAGCAACTATATCCAAAAGCATATCCAGGAGCAAAGTGGAGAGAGCAAGAAAAAGAATGGCGTTTCCCATCTGGAGCAAGAATAGAATTTGGTTACGCTGAGAATCTGACCGATGTACTACGTTATCAAGGACAATCATATACATGGATTGGTATAGACGAATTACCACAATATCCAACTCCCGATATATATAACTTTTTACGTTCCTCTTTGCGAAGTGTTGACCCCGAGATTCCCGTCTATATGAGGGCAACTGGGAACCCTGGTAACGTAGGCTCTGGTTGGGTTAAAGAAATGTTTGTAGACCCTGCACAACCTAATACAAAATTTTATTTAGAAATACAAACTCCCACTGGGATAAGAAAAATAAGTAGACGATTTATACCTGCTAAGTTACAAGACAATCCGTACTTAATGCAGACAGAAGATTATTATGTTATGTTGGCATCATTGCCAGACGTACAAAAGAAACAGTTTTTAGAAGGAGATTGGGAATCATATGAAAGCTCGGCCTTTCCAGAATTTAGCCGAGAGGTACATGTTATCGAGCCTTTTGATATACCTCGCAACTTTATGCGGTTTCGTACTTGTGACTGGGGTTACTCTTCTTTTGCGTGTTGCTTATGGATTGCTGTTGATTACGATAATAATCTATACGTTTATAGAGAGATGTATACAAAAAATATTACAGCAGATATTTTTGCACAAAGGGTATTGAATAGTGAGGCAGGAGAGTATATAAGATACGGAGTATTAGATTCTTCTACATGGGCAAAACGAGGAGACATTGGGCCTAGTATTGCAGAAACAATGATACTAGAAGGATGTCGATGGAGACCATCTGATAGGTCACCTGGCAGTAGAGTAAATGGAAAATTAGAAATA